AACACAGGTGGTGGCGGTGGCGGTGGATATTACGGCTCTACTGCAACAGGCGGCAACGGTGGCTCTGGCGTTGTAATCATTTCCTACGCTGGCTCACAAGTATTTACTGGTGGAACAGTCACATCTTCTGGTGGCAACACCATTCACACATTTACTTCTAGCGGGTCTTTGTCAGGACAGATTACGCCAAATGTGCAATATCTAGTTGTTGCTGGCGGAGGCGGAGGAACAGCAGGAGGTGGTGGTGCTGGTGGCTATCAAACAGCAAGTGGGTTTGCCGTAACAAGCGGAACTACATATACGGTTACTGTTGGTGGCGGTGGCACTTCGGGTACAAACGGTAGTGACTCTGTTTTTAGTTCAGTCACATCTACTGGTGGCGGTAAAGGCGCGGCTGGTAATGCTCTTGCTAACACAGGCGGTTCTGGTGGTGGCGGTTATGGCACAAGCACATATCAGACTGGCGCATCTGGAACTGGTGGTCAAGGCAACTCTGGTGGCAACGGTAATACAAACGCTGGTGGTGGCGGTGGTGGAGCAAGTGCAAATGGAACTGCTGGCACAGCCAATACTGGTGGTGCTGGTGGAGCGGGTACTGCATCAAGCATATCTGGCTCTTCTGTCACTTATTCTGGTGGTGGCGGGGGAGGAGGCTCTTCTTCTGGAGGCTCTGGAGGTTCTGGTGGAGGTGGTGCTGGAGCATTAAATGCGTCTACTGCTGGTACAGCAAACACAGGTGGCGGTGGTGGAGGCAGTTATAACGGACCAGCAGCAGGAGGTGGTTCAGGCATTGTGATAGTTGCTTATTCAACCGCATACAGACCCGCATCCGCAACAACTGGTTCTCCAACATTTACAACAAGTGGTGGAAACTACATTTATAAATTTACCTCATCAGGTTCAATTACTTTCTAGGGAGAAACAAGTGTCACACTTTGCAAAAGTAGAAAACGGAAAAGTCGTTCAAGTCATCGTGGCTGAACAAGATGTCATTGACTCTGGCATCTTTGGTCATGGATGGGTGCAGACTTCATACAACACTCATGGCGGTGTTCACGCAACTGGTGGCACACCCTTGCGTAAGAACTACGCTGGCATTGGCTATACCTATGACGAACAGCGTGATGCGTTCATTCCCCCACAGCCCTATGCAAGTTGGGCTTTGAATGAGGAAACATGCTTATGGGAGTCTCCTATAGCAATGCCAACAGAAGGTGGACCATTTGTATGGAATGAAGAAACCAAAGCTTGGGATGCTATAGATGGCAACAATTGACGCTACAGACGCAAAACTCTCTGCCCATGAGCAGGTATGCGCTGAACGTTATTCTGTCATTAACGCCCGTTTAAAGCGTCTAGAAGGCATTCTTATAGGCGCTGTGGGCGTTATGCTAACAGGCATGTCAGCCACAATATTTGCAATGGTAACACACATCAAGTGAGGATAAAATTGACCCAATAACCATCTTTGCTACTTGTAAAGCCGCCTATAGCGGCATACAGGGTTGTATTTCTGTTTACAAAGAACTTAAAGCGACTGGAAAAGAGGTAGCTCATATGAGCGAAGAGGTGGGTGGGTTTCTCTCCTCCTTCTTTGTTGGACAACAATCTTTAGAAGAAGAGCACGAAAAACAAAAGGCTCAGCGTAAGGCTGATGTGTTGGCTGGTAAGCCACGCAACGTTACACAAGAGGCCATTGACAATGTTTTACGTGTTAGACAAATTAGAAGGTATTACGCTGACCTAGAGCACATGGTGCGCTGGGAGCTAGGGATGCCTGACCTGTGGACAGAAATCACGGAGGAACGAGACAGACTTACGGAAGAGCGAGCGCTTCTTAAACAAAAACAAGAGGAGCAAGAGCGTATAGCAAGACTGAAAAGAGAACACAAGCTTAACATGATTAAGCAATACTCTTGGATTGCTGTGGCCCTTGTTATTGCTATTGTATTTACGATAGGAAACATATGGGCGCTACAAGAACTCGTAGAACTGGATCGAGCACGACGCTGGGGATATTAACAACAATCGTTGTAATTTTATATCTAATAGCAATACCTGTCATTGCTATATGGTGGAACAAGGAAGAACGTAAACTGGCTATCCGTAACCAGACAAAATTGGAACAACAACTTGAAATATGTAAAAGGGAACAATAATGGATGAAGATCACAAGAAAAAGTGGACCTACTTGATGGGTTTAACTTACATGGCAATTAACATTGCTGACTTTATTATCTTCCCTATTGGCTATACAATTGTTCAGTTCTGGGAAGTACAGGCAGCTAACGATGCCTTCCGTCAATGGGTTCCATTAACTCTCAGCAATGGTGGTTTTGTACATCTAGCATTTGCAGCTATTCTTGGTGTGTCTGCTTGGAAGGATAAGAAAGAAGATGCTAAGCCTGACTAATCCATGGACACTCGTTGGTGTCCTGAGTTTACTAATTAGTTCCTACTTCTACGGATATCACGATTCCTATTTAAAACAACAGGCAGAGATTGGTAGGCTTAATGCTGTTATGACAGAACAAGCCAACACTGCTAGACAAACCTTTGAAAAAGAAAAGCAAGATGCGAAGAACACTATTAATAAGCTCCGCGCTGACGTTACTTCTGGGGCTGTCAGGCTGTCAATCCCCGTCAGTTCCTCTTGTAGTTCCACCCCTGGAGCTACAGAAACGAGAGCCGAACTTGACAAATCGGTTAGTCAATCTCTTATCACCATCACCAACGACGGTGACGAAGCAATCAGAGAACTCAACTACTGCATCGACCGCTACAACCAAATAAGGAATGTTAAATGAACCGTAAACGCGGAGATGTCCGAGAAGATGGTTATATATTTAATGGTTATGTTGGAGAAAAAGAACATTGGTTAAGCTCTGATATTTTTAATAGTATCAATAAAAAACATCAAATCTTACGCTGGAAAAATAAACTTAAAGTTTATGAGAATTATGGAGGATGTTGTTTTGTTTGTAAAGAATCTGATCCTGTTGTTTTACAAATAGATCATATTAAAGATAACGGAAAAGATCATGTGGATACTAAAGGCAGAAGAGTTACTGGGAATCATTTATATACCCAGATTATTAAGGCCAAGTATCCAAAAGATGAATATCAATTACTTTGTGCTAATTGTAATGCCAGAAAAGAATGGCAACGACGTGGTGCATATACTGGAGAATAACTTTGCAATTATCAGAACACTTCACTCTAGAAGAAGCTACCCACTCGGACACAGCCATCCGTTTAGGTATTAATAATCAACCAGACGAGCGCCAGCTTGAGAACATGAAGAAGGCAGCTGCTGGTATGGAACAAGTGAGAGCACTCCTTGGTAAATCCATTTCTGTAAACTCTTGGATTCGTTTACCTGATGTTAACGTTGCTGTAGGTGGAAGTAAGGTGTCTAGCCACATGGATGGTTGGGCAATTGACTTCACATGCAAAGGTTTTGGTGACACCCACACTGTAGCAAACGCTATAGCAAAAAGTGACATTAAGTTTGACCAGCTTATTCATGAGTTTGGACGTTGGGTGCATATCTCTTTTGCCCCTGAGATGCGTCAACAAAAACTAACAATCTTTAATCCACAAAAGAAATATCTTCCTGGTATTTTAACTGAGGATGAATATCACAAACAAGCGGGTTAATTATGAGTACATCTGGCACAACTACTTGGAAATTGAACAGAAACGAGATTATTTCTGCGGCATTGCGGAAACTAGGTGTTTTATCAGGAGGTAGTTCTCCAGAGACTTATCAAATTACCGATGCTACTCAAGCCCTTAACGCTATGATTAAGGGATTTGAAACAGACGGTATGCCCCTCTGGTCAATTAAGAGCTACACCTTCACTGTAACTCAAGGAACAGCAGCATACAACATTGGTGTTGGTCAAACGTTCAATACAGCTAAACCCCTTAAGGTTATACAAGCTTGGCGTAATCAAGACACGAATTACTCTAACGTTCCTATGAACGTTTATACAAACTACAACTATGACTTGTTGCCCTTGACTATGTCGTCTGGCACTCCAGTTAATTTGTATTATCAACCTCTACGTGATTATGGTGTAATCAACCTGTGGCCTAAGCCCAATGATTCTGTCACCACAATTACCTTACGCTACCAAACTCCATTTGAGGACATGACATCTTCTACAGATGACATTGACTTTCCTTCTGAATGGACTGAAGCAATTATCTATGGTTTAGCTCATCGACTCTCTCCAGAATATGGTGTTCCCTTACAGGACAGACAATTGCTGGCTAAAGAAGCTGAGTTCTTCCATGACAAGGCGCTGTCATTTGGTACTGAAGAGGGCGGTATATTCTTCCAACCAGACACTGCTGGTAGAAAGTCTTAAATGCCTTACAGCAAGACCCCAGCCATTCAAACATACGAAACTAAGAGAGTCAACTTCATCTCCAATCCTCAGCAGCGTGGTACTACAGCTACACAGGATTTCCGTCTGTTAAACATGATGGTGGAGGTTATTAAGAGTCCTGTTGGCGATCAAAGTAAGTATTTTATTAAGAGCCGTCCAGGTGTATCGACGGCTTACACTACAGCCTCAGGCGAAGGCCGTGGCATCTATTATTGGGTTAAGGGTGGTACAGGATATTGCATGGCTGTTGTTGGTAACAAAGTCTATGCTAATGGTACAAACGTTTTAACCCTAGCAACTTCTACAGGTACAGTTGGCTTTACAGAATTTGTCAGTTCTACAGGAACAGTTTCTCTTGTTCTGTTAGACGGCACTGATGGTTATGTCTTCAGTGACTCAACCACATACACAAAGATTACAAGTGCCAACTTCCCTACCCCGCACGTACCAGTGCCTATCTTCATCGATGCTTACATCTTTGTAGCTAAGGCTGGAACAGCGGACATTTATAACAGTAATTTGGATGACCCATTAACATGGACAGCAGGAGACTTCATTTCTGCTGAGATGTATCCAGATTTAATCGTTACTCTAACAAAGAATAACAACTATATTTATGCTGTGGGTTCTAGTAGCGTCGAATACTTATACGACGTAGCTAATGCCACAGGAAGTCCTCTAGGACGCCATGACTCTGCTGTGCAACAGTTTGGTACTGCTGCCAGAGACTCGGTTGTACAAACTGAGGTAGAGGTCATCATGATTGGTGAAACAAACAACGGTGGACATACTGTGTGGACCATCGATGGATTTAAGGCAACAGAGATTGGCATTCCTGCAATAAAGAGTGCTCTTCTTGCAGAAGGTTCTAATCTACCTAATGCCCAAGCTTTCTGTATTCGTGTGTCGGGACAGAAATGTTATGTAATTTGTTTAACTAACAGAACATTGGTATACAGCTTTGATACAAAAATGTGGCATGAGTGGAGCACAGGGACAGGAGCATTCTTATGCTCACACGCAACAGACGGCCCTAATGGCAGTGCTTACATGTTGGATAAAACCAACGGTAAGATTTACACAATGGATGAAACGGTCTTTACAGACAATGGAACCGCCATCAATTGTGTTTTTACTTCTGCTAAGCTCGACTTTGATACCATTAACCGTAAATTTATGTATCGCTTGTCTATAATTGGCGATGTACCAGATTCTACAGGAACTGATATTGCAGTGTCTGTACAATGGTCAGATGACGATTATAAGACATGGAGTACGGCACGAACGTTAAACTTCAATGCTGATCTTCCTAAGCTTGACCAGCTAGGACAGTTTAGACGTCGTGCTTTTAAACTAACATATAGTTTGCCGCACCTGCTTCGTTTAGAAGGCTTAGAGGTAGACATTAACAAGGGTAGTGTGTAATGGCTGGCGGAGGTTTACCACCACCACCAACAAGGGCGGGAGCTGGAGACTTTGCTTGGACAGCATGGTATAACCAACTCTACACCCTGCTTAATACGAGTGGCTCAGTTTCCTGGGCGCTAGTTAACAAAGCTGGCAGTTCAATTGCTGACCTACAGAATAAGAACCATGATCTCTTAACAGGACTTCAAGGGGGTACTTCTGGAGAGCATTATCATTTAACTGCCGCTGAACATGCTACTATAGCATCCACAGACACTAAATATGGAGCATTTCATCATAGTTCGTCAATAACTGCTGCTGCTGTTAATACAGTATATGCACTACCACTAAATACTACAGACTACACTAATGGTGTGTCAATTGCTAGCACATCACATATTGTAGCCGCTACTGGCGGTATGTACAACTTACAGTTTAGTGCGCAGCTTACTAATACAGATACAACAAACCATGAGGTTAGTATTTGGCTTAGAAAGAATGGTACAGATGTAGCAAGCACTAATAGCTTTGTTTCTGTTCCCAATAGTCATGGTGGTTCTGATGGTCACTTATTACCAGCTTGGAACTTCTTTATTCAGCTTTCTGCTGGTGACTATGTAGAACTAATGTGGTGTACAGATAGCACATCGGTATTTGTTGAAGCTACAACAACATTGTCAACTCCAACTAGACCAGCAACCCCGTCACTAATTGTGACTATGGATAGGGTCCATGCTTAACAAATTTAAAGGAATATATTATGGGATGGTTTAGCGATTTTATCAGCAATCCTATTGAACGGGTTACAAAGGATGTCAGTGATCCTGGTGCAGCGGTCCAAGGACTGGTTAGTGGTGTAGATAAACTTGGTACACAAATAGATCAAGGTGTTAGAGACATTGTTCCTGGTGGTTGGAAACTTCCAGCAATGCTTGCAGCAATGTATGCTACACAGGGCGCTAGTGGTGGAGAAGGGGGTCTTTCTTCGTTATTTAATAGCCCAACCTCAGCAATGATGCCTGAGGGGGCTGTTGCTACTCCTGTTGCAGAAGGAAATGTCCTTTCTCAAGAACTGGGTCCTTTAGCTGGTACTCCACCTCCAACAACTCCTCCACCCTTTTCTCCTGATACAATTAGTCAGGGAACTAATATAACAGAGGGACTTACCTCTCGTAGTTTGCCCTTGTCTTCTGCTCCTGGAACACAGGAAGCATTGAATACTGCTGTACAGGGTTCTATGGGTAGTAATCCTCCTATAGACTATTCAGGTATTCAGGACACTATGCCTGGCTTTAATAGTGGACCCTCTATGCCTGGAGTGTCTACCCCATTCTCTTTGTCAGACATGATAAGCAATCCAATGTCTTATATGCAAAAAGGAATGGACTGGGCAACTAAAAACCCAATGCCTGCTTTATATGGAGCTAGTAGTTTGTATGACATGTATGCTAAGGGGCAGATGGCTAAGAAACAACAAGACATGTATAATCAGAACCGTTCTGACATTATGAATACATATGCTCCAGGTTCTCCTGAGTATAACTTGTTACAACAACAAATGGCCCGTAAGGATGCTGCTGCTGGACGTAATAGCCAGTATGGTACTCGTGCTAATGACTTGGCAGGTACAATTGCTAAACTACGTATGGGTGCTTTGGGTGGCTTACAAGGTTCACAGAACACCTTGGGCAATCAGGCTCTAAGTAATCAATTCGGTATGTTCAATACACCATTGATGCTTGCTATGTATGCAAACAGATAAGGAAACAATATGGATTTAAATTCTATGTTCCAAAACCTAGGGCCTGCTGGAGGCTCTTTGTTGACAGGCATGCAAATGGCTGATGCAGAAAGAGAACAGCGGTCCATGGAAGCTATGCGTAAGGCTCAGATGGATGAGATTATGCAGCGTACAGCTCAAACTGCTCTAATGAATCCCTTAGAAGTTGAAGCAAAACAGCAATCCATTGCTGCTAATAAATTAAAAGCAGTTCAAGAACAGAATGCTTATAGGGATGAAATCTTAACTAAGGCAATTCCTGAAATAGAAAGAGAAGCTCCCTTACGTCGGCATGCTCGTCTTGAAGAAATCTTTACACGCGCAGGACTTCCTTTAGACCCAACAGATAGACAAGCGTTTTATAATATTCATCAAGATGATCTGCCTAAAACTCTAAAAGAACGTCATGAGGCTAATGTTAGAAATACTCCTGACTTCATTAAAGCCATGGCTCAAGAAGGTGCTCGTAAGGAAAGCCATATTGAAGGTATTAAGGAACAAGGTAAAAACGCAATAGAGGTTGCTAAAATTGGAGCTGCTTCTCGTGAAGCTATTGCCAATGCTAAGAAGAAAGCCACCGACATTGTTAGCCAAGTTCAGGCTGGTAAACTCAGCTATGAAAAAGCTGCTGTTGCTTTTAGTGTAATGTCTGAAATGTCAGACGATCCTACAGATAAAGCTAAATATCTACAGCTTGCTCAGACCTATGAGCAGATGAATCTTAACGCTAAGAATGCTGCTTCTCAAGGTAAAATCGATCCTGGCGCTGCTACAGGTTTACCTACAATACAAACTCCTCCAGTTTTGGGTGGAGGTGGTGCTAAAAGAGGCACAGCAGAAAACCCAATTGACCTCGATTAAGGACAATCAATGCCTGTTTATAAATTTCAAGGACAGCATTATAACCTGCCTGATGGCCTGTCTAATGAACAGGCTATTGCCAAGATTAAGAAGCATTTAGGTCAGGCTGAAGAGCCTGGTTTACTTGAGCAAGGGGGTCAGCTACTAAAAGACACAGCAGGGGCTGCTACAGCCCTCGGAGACGTCCTGTATGGCATTCCAAAGGGTGCTGTAGGTATTGGTGGAGCTTTGTTGGCTAAAGCCGCAGCTCCCGAGTACAACCTCAAGGAATTACGCACTGCTGGACAACAGGCTGTGGAAGATGTTGCTCCCTCTATTGGTAAGATGACTGGCGCTGAACAAAATGCTGGTTATAAGAAGATGATGGACATTGCTAGCCTTCCTGGACAGGGAATTGAATGGCTAGGCAAGAAAGCAGAAGAAGCTGGCGCTACACCTAACGTCGCTGGTTTGGGTATGCTTGGTGCTGATGTACTGGGATACATGGTTGGTATTCCTGGAGCTAAGTACGTAGGTAAGGCTTTTACTAAGGCTGCTGAAACCTTAGACCCAGGACTTCGTAAAATTACTCCTGAGTCTGTCCGTGCTAAAATGGACAAACAAGGCTTGTCTAATGATGCCATAGATGCTGACATGGCTGCTCAAGCAGCAGCTCCTGCACCAGCCACAATGCCTGAACAGTTTGCTGGCTTACAAAAAGAATCTCCCATGGACCGTATGACACGGGAACTGGGTGGAGAACCTTTTGCTCCCGCAGAAGAGTTTACTCCTATGACTCAAATGGCTAAGGACTTAACAGAGCGTTCTACTCCTGAACAATGGCGTGCTCAAGACATCATTGATGAACGTCAAAAGCAAATGGAGTTTGAGGTTAAGCGTCAAGCTATTCCTGAATTACGTGCTGCTGAACTGCAGCGTAATGAAGCTGCTCCTACAGGCTACAAAGAACATTTACAAGCTCAAGAAGAAGCTGCTAAGCAGGAACGTCAACAACGTGACTCTGAGCTGGCACAAGCTGCTGGCGCAGGTGAGCAGGCTTCCTTATTTGAGCCACACACCAATATGCATCGTGCATATGAGGAAGTGTTTGCACAGACACCAGAAGGTGTCCGTCCATTTACATTTAATGAATTTAAAGAAACTTTAGAGAACTTAGCTAAGGAACCTGGTACAGCATTCAATCTTCCTGAAGACATGAAAGCTGCCTACCAAGACTACCTAAACCATCCTGGTGGTGGTCAAGGTGACCTGTTTGGTGCTCATGAAGTATTACAGTCTACTTCTCACAAGACATGGGGTGAACTCTCTCCACAAGAGAAGGCTAAAGCCACTCGTTCGTTGAACAAGATAAGAAACCAACGTGGTAGTGTAGACCCAGAAATGCTTAAGGTGCTAGGTAAGGCTTTTGTTGAGTCTGGTGCTTTGAAGGGTATACACGATACACAACAACTCACTGCCGCTAAGGCGTTGCAATATACTCCTGCTAATCCCTTGAACAAAGTTCCAGGTATTGGTGATAAGCTACGTGAGGTTGGTAATGCTATGATTGCCTCTCCTGAAGAGGCTGTATCCTTGGCTAAGACAGCTCCTGACGTGTCTCAGAACCTCTTACAGAAAGGTGTTAATGCCTTTACTAAGGGCGGTGTCTATCTCAAGGCTAAGGTTAACAATCCTGTTGTCCATTATGGCGTAGACAGATTGTTACAAGCAGAGAACGTAGCTCGGTCAGAAGTAACAGAGAAACTACATAACAACTACCTAGGTGCTTTACGTGACCTTTCTACTGCAGAAAGAACTAAGGCATACGAAGTGTTAAACCTTGCTGACAAGCATCAGGTGGAAATAACTCCTGAGATGATGCAGAAGTATGGCTTGTCTGAGAAGGTACAAATCTTTATTGAGATGCATCAGCATACCATGGCTGATGTTCTTAACAGCATTAATGAGGCTAGAGCTTCTGTAGGTAAAAAGCCTATAGCTGCTCGTGAGGCTTATTCTGCTATGAACATGACTGGTGACTTCCGTAAGGTTGTCTACAAGATGGTTGATGGTAAACAAGAAGTTGTTGGTGTAATTGGTTCTAACACCAAAGGCATCGGTAGCCGTTCTCTTGCTGCCTTAGAAAAGAAAGTGCTAGCTAAAGACCCAACACTTAAGTTTGGTCCTTTACAAGACATGAGCAAGACTTCTCGTTCTGCTCGTGGTACTCCACACGAAGCTTTCCAAGATGTTTTAGCCACCCTTGGTGAGGACAATCCTCATATCAAGGAGTTTGTTGAAACTCTACGTCAGGTGTCAAATGACGATCCCTCTAACTACTTAGGTATGCAAAAGCACACCATGCAGAAGAAGGGTGTCTGGGGCATGGAAGGACGTAAGTTCTGGGAGAGCACAGAAGAGAATGCTCGTGCCTTCTTTGAGAATCAAGTACGCTACATTGAGAGTGGACTTACTTGGGGAGAATTGTCTAAGGCTGCTAAGGACGTAAACGATGTTTTACGTAATCCTGAAGTAGTTAAAAACCAGTCTAATGCTATTCGTTTGGTTGATGATTACATGCAGAATGCCCTAGGAATCAATCCTAGCCGTATGGGTAAGGCAATTGGTGATGTAATGAATGCTACCTTTGGTGCTATTGGTGTTGGTCCTTCTGTCCCACGTGCTGCCCTAGGATATGCCCGTGTAGCAGCTAACACTGCTATGCTGTCCTTGAGTCCAGCTTTCTTAACTCTACAGCTTATCCAGCCCCTAACAGCAATGCCTGCTATGGCAGCATTCCTGCGTGGACGTGGTGGTGCTACAGGTTTGACAGGCTTTGGCTATGCCAACATGGCTGAAGGTAGTTTAGCCTTGCTAAAAGATCAGCTTGGTCACAAGATAAATCCTATCATGGCTGGCGCTATTAAGTATGCCAAAGACAACCATGTGTATGCTACCGACATGGTGCAACACTCCACCCAAATCTCTAAGGGTGCTGAGTATTACACCAGTAGCGTAGCACAGGCTCCTGCTGCTGCCCTGGAAACAGGAACACGTAGTATGGTGTACATGGGCCTGGTTAGCATGCTTCATGAGGCTGGTTTAACCCCCAAAAAGGGTTTATATGAGCAGGCACATCGGTTTACCGACATGGCTATGGTCAACTACAGCGCTTTGGAGAAACCAGCCATATACAACTCCCTAGGACCTCTAGGAAGCTTGGCTTACAACTTGAAGAGCTTTGGACATAACGAGCTTAGCCGTTGGTCTCTGTTTGCTAGAGAGCTTGGTAATGACGCTAACGCCATG